TTATTGATAATCGATTTTAAGCAAAGAGATAAAAACAATTCATACAACACCATTGTTTAAACATATTGAAATACAATGAATTAAAAGAACCAAAATAAAAACATTTCATACAATTACTTTAATGTTACTTATATTATTAGGCTCCACGTGAGCCTTTTTTTATGGGTTACTTTAATTGATGTTTAAAGGTTGTTTAAAGCATACCTAAAAACGACTTAAAAGCCCTTAGAATAAGCGATAAACTATAGTTCAAGTATTATATACCAACGGGAATATTTACCCCATATTACCATATAATTATGCCCCTACCGGTTAAACCAGGATAGGGATGTTTTTATAAGTAAAAAACGAAAAATACATCAATTAGGGCGTAAGTAGGGCGGTAAATAGGTCAAAAATAGTACTATTAAATAATGTATATAACCAAAAAACAACAATAATATAGTTAATATATAGTTAATGTATACCCTTTAATACTATAAAACTATAGGATTGAAACAAAAATAAATACATATAACTAATTAGTATATAATTAATTACATGTATCCATATATAAAAACACGAAAAAAAAGCTATTTTTCAAGTGATTTATCTGATTTTGAAAGCATATTAGTAATGTCTTCCATCCTATATTCCAATTGTTTCAAACGATTTGTGTAGTTATCATTAATATTTGGCATCTTAGCAGATAACCTTAGATCAGCATACCAGATGCTAATAATCTGATCATGCTGAAGATTAAAGTTAGGATAGTTAGACTTATCTAAATTGTCGGACATACAAACTATGAATCCCTTGCTTAACCGGTTCTTCACCCGTTTTATATAACCGCGTCCTTCAGTGTCCACAATGGCATATACATGCTTATCCCTCATTTCCAACCATTCTGATTTATCTAACATATGTACAATGATCCGGTCACTGTCAAATAAAGTTGGAGACATTGAATCACCTTTTACCAAAACAGAAAGATTAATTCCATCTTTCACCATATTAGCCGGTAGGATCATATAATCCGTAGTTACAATATTCCGACCATTTATAAATCCTCCTAATCCGGCAGAAAGTTCAGTTTCTATAATTGGTATCTTGACCAATTTATCATCATATGTTAAACTTATGGGTGAAATAGTTGAATTATTAGACGATATATCTCGTTTTATCATGTCGCCTATTCCTAAAATTAGCCATTCAGGGTTCACTTCAGGAAAGAAAGCGAGAAATTTTGTTGTGTTTTCTTCACTCATTCCGTTGTTTTGATCCAATATACCCCTAGTTATACCTGTTTTTTGATAAAAATTATACTTTGAAATACATTTATATTCAATGTATTGCAATATATTTTTCTTTATAAGCGATTTTTCTTGCATAAATGTTTGTGTAAACGAAATATCTCGTATATATTTGCAAAGTATTTTAAACCGTTTCAAAGTGAACGGTGCAAATGTATGAAAAGTTTTACAATACACACATATATGGGAAAAGAAAAAACAATTGTAGTGAACTACAAGGTAAAAAAAGAACTATTAAAATTTGGTTCTTATCCTACCATTAAGAAGGCACTGGAAGGTGATACTAAAACTCCTCAAAAAATTGAGATCAGGGAGGAAGCGATAAAACTGGGTGGAAGGTTTTCGGAATCAGAACTAACTCAGGAGTCAGAAAAAAGTGATAATTCAACTAGTGATTGCACACCACTGATATGAAAGCATTCCTCTATTTTGTTTTTGACCGGTTGCTGTCGGATCCGCTTAATCAGCGAATTTGCAATATTGGATTAATTGCAGCAGTATTATTTTCTTAAATATCATTATTCAAATTTTATAAAACTAAAATAATGAAAGCATCAACTAATTCGGAAACGGATACTTTAATAGAAAACTGTGTATCTGAGTACAAACATCAAATTGACAAAAAAACTTCGTCGGTAATTTGTAAAACATGTCGTGAACTATATTCCGAAACTCTTTCGCAGTTACCTGAGTACTCGAAGTTGATCGAAAATAGATCAGATCAAAAATGCATGTGCAAGATTTATTTTCTGATAAATCAGAATCGGAATAAAACTGGATGTCGTAAGATGTCGCGAACTCAAGTGAGTGAAATAATGCTAGACCTGTTATCATGTCAACAGCAGTCGAACGATAAGCTGAAGTGATATCGGGATTGTAATATGTAATAATTACATTTTCTCGCCATACCTTTTTATTAGATTTTTTATTCATAATGTTTAATTTTTTGATTTGACAACACAAAGTTAACATTAATTTTTGCAATGACAACCGTGAAAGAATGGAGGCAGCCCGGAGAGACGGCATATTTTTAAAACACAATTATTTTTTTTGAACTATGTACAGGGAAATTGATAATACTTTGACAATTACGGTAAATGACTGGTGTAATGCCGGTTTAAGCTATGCACAGTTTAACCATGATAGTAAAAACGGTTTTCTATCAATTTATCGCCGAGGTTATAATGGAGATACTTTAATTGACGTACGTAGCATTAAAAGACCTGAGAGATTGAACGTCTTAGAACGCACTTTTGGAAAAATAGAATCTGAAAAGACGCGTACTTCAAATTTTACAGTTGAAATTGACCATAAAGCCCGCACATTCTTTCTAGGACAGACAAAACCTGATGGAACTCCTATTGAACCAAACCGAATAGAAGAATACGTAAACAGAGCTTCCATATTCAACGCACTTAAAAAAGGTCTTGAAACGCAAATTGCACAACGAGCTAAAAGCGGCAACCGGTTAAAAATGGGTGAATTCTGGAACGATGCTAAAGATTGGTACCTTGAACAGGTTGAGAAATACCCATGTACTGCAATAGGTAACGCACGTAGCCTTGAAAGAGCATTTAAATCGTATTTAAAAGGAGGTTACAATGAACTTATGCATAAGAATATTGGAAATGATGCTGCTCGTGTAGTATCTGTTTCAGCTGAAAAATTAATCCTTGCATTGTGGAGAACAAATGATAAACCTTTTGTAAAACGAGTACATGATCTTTACCTGGAGTTTTTATCAGGAAGAAAAGAACTTTTTGATAAAAGTACCGGTGAGATATTCCGTCCTCAGGATTTTATGCATAAAGGAAGATCAATGGAGGTTAGTCAGGCCACTATTTGGAATTACCTGAAGGATGTCGTTAACAATACGGCTACGTATGCAGACCGTAATGGAAATTTTGCTTTTGCTGATAAGGTAATGGCAAAGAAACACCGGAAGCCGGGAAGATTCTCCTTGAGTAAAATATCTATGGATGACGTTGCTATGAGTCGCAAATCAAACAGAGGTTGGATTTATAAATACATTGCCGTGGATGTAGTATCAGGTTATTATTTCCGTCCGACATACATAGTTGGCAAGCCAAACGCAGGAACTGTAATTGAAACATTCAGAAATATGTTTTGTGAACTTGACATGATGGGTTTGCCAATGCCGGGCGAACTGGAAGTAGAATGGCACTTGATGAAAGAAATGAGAAGCTGGCTTGAAGAGATGTTTCCATTCGTACGATTTTGCGAAACAGCTACAGAAAAACGCGTAGAGCATACCAACAAACAATTCAAATATGGAATTTCTAAAAAAGAAGGTCATACCCGGGGACGTTGGTTCTCACCTCATGAAGCTTACCGTTCTGTTCGTAACAGAGTCAGCGGAGATATGATTGAACCAGTTTACCAACCTCAAACTATCGTTCATGATGATTTATCCGACATTGAAAAGTATAACAATGAACTTCACCCATTACAAAAAACTTATCCAGGAATGACCCGTAAACAGGTACTTCTATCACAAGTAAATCCTGTTTTGCAACCTATCGAACACTGGCACCTATACAAGTTTATCGGAAACGAAACTAAAACTTCAATTTATCACAATGATTACTGTCCGGTATCGAACTGCGAATTTGAACTCAAGGACTTCAAAAATCTGAAAAGACTAAAATCGAATGATCGCAGCGTAACAGCCTACTGGCTTCCTGACATGGAGGGAACGATTAACGAGGTTTACCTATGGCAAGGTGATACATTTATTGGACAGGCAGAAAACAGAGCACAATACGCCTACAATGAATGTGCCATTGAACGTACCGAGGTAGATGAAGCCAATATGCTTCACCAAAATAAACGAGTCGCTCATCAATACAAGTTTATCAAAGATGAAAAAGCTGAAATTCCTAAGGTTGGAAATTTTACCACTACACCGGCTGCAGTTTACGAAAAGGTTGAAATAATGGAAAATGTACAACCTAAGGGATATGATATTGATGAGGAAGATGAAGAATCGGTTGTTGATTGGGGAAAATTTGCTAAGAACTCATTATAATAAATTAAACGAATTTTAAAACACACCATATTATGATTACAGAAGAATTAAAAAAACGGATCGTAGCAAGTTTGGCAGAAAGCCGCCAGTTGTTTGATGGATCGGATGCAAAGTTTGCCATTTCATTGGGAATTAATAACGCTCAATACAGCAGGATTAAGAACGGTGATACTACTAAGGTATTAGCTGATGCAGTTTGGATATCACTGGCACGCCGTCAGGGAATATCAGTAAATAATGCACCTGCATGGAAGATCGCAAATACACCGGTATTTCAGTTTATCACAGCACAGTTGGAAATTTGCCAGAATGATGGTATCAGCTCCCTTTTATGTGATCTGAGTGATATCGGAAAAACAGTAGCAGCTGTTCACTTTGCTAAAACTCACAAGAATGCGGTTTATTGCGATTGTTCACAGGTTAAGAGCAAACAAAAGATGATCCGCTATATTGCTAAGGAATTCGGGGTTGGGAACAGCGGTAAATACGCTGATGTGTACGAAGATTTGGTGTTTTATCTGAAAACACTTCCCAATCCCCTTATTATACTTGATGAAGCGGGTGATCTTCAGTACGACGCTTTCCTTGAAATAAAAGCATTATGGAATGCTACCGAACATACCTGCGGTTACTATATGTTAGGAGCCGAGAGTTTACAGGAGAAGATGAGACGTGCCATAGATCACAAAAAGGTAGGTTATACTGAACTATTCAGTCGTTTTGGTAAGAAATACGGTAAAGTGATACCAATTGGAAAAGAGGAAAGCGAAAAACTTTTGAATCAAACTGCTGCCCAGATTATTAAAGCAAACGCAGCGGAAGGAACTGATGTAAATAAACTTTTACGGCAAACTATGGGTGAAGATGATCGTCCGAGTCTCCGCCGTATCTATACTAAAATAACAACTGCAGAGTGATATGCAGAGAGCTTACAGCGTATCGAACGTACAAGAGGCAAAGTTCCAAACGTTGAATTTTACGGGGGAATGGAAAGAAGCAGTTGGCTCACCTGAATTAACCGGAACGTGGTTTATTTACGGACCGCCAAAAAACGGAAAAACAAGTTTCGCCATGAAGTTGGTGAAATACCTGACAAACTTTAAACGATCAGCTTACAATTCTGTAGAGGAAGGTTTGAGTCTTACCATTCAAATGGCTATGGATCGCGTGAACATGATTGATGTGGGTAGTAAGTTGATCTTATTGGAGAAAGAAGAAATTGAGCCACTAATTGAACGACTACAACGACATAAATCACCTGATGTGATTGTGATCGACTCTATTCAGTTTATGGAACTAAAATTCTCTGATTATAAGAGGCTAAAAACAATGTTTCCTCACAAACTATTTATCTACGTCTCACATGTAGAAGGAAAGCAACCTGAAGGATCAACAGCAAAACGTATATGGCGTGATGCAAATGTAGCATTCCGTGTAGAGGGGTTTAAAGCATTTACAACTTCCAGATATGGTGGCGGATCGGAAATAGTAATCAGCGAAGAATTTGCAAAGGCACATTGGGGATTAAAATATTAAAATTTAAATTATATATATCAACACACAACGGATATGAAAGCAATATTAAAAGTAACTGAAATTGACAAGCGGAAGAACGGATTGATCAAGAAGTATCACGTGCTTGTCCGGGATGCAAAAATAAGTGATGAGGACAAAATTGTCCTATTGTCGAATTGGAAGGTAAAAAGTTCAAAGGATATGAATGTCGATCAACTGATTCAGGTATGCGATTATTTAGAACACATGGTTGATCCAGAAAAGGCAGAGTTGGAAAAGTGGCGTGATTGGACAAGGACTTGTGTAAAGTCATACGGTCGTGGACTTGGAGCTAATTACAGCGATGAATATGCTGAAGGTATAATCTGCGTAGCTGCTAAGATTGATAACTTCAATACGATTTCAAAAAAACGGTTGCAAGGCATTTATAACCAATTCAAGAAAAGTAAACAGGATGCTGTTTCTGCAAAGCAACTGATTGTAGAAGATATACAGGCAATGGCCGCATTGAACTAATACTAAAAATATCACAAAATTATGGAACAAGAAAAACCAAGTAAAATTGATGAGTTGACCGAATGGTTAGAAACTCATGAAATTGATGATCCGGATTACGCGGATAAGTTTGCAGAATTAAAAAGATTGGAGGAAGATTATGACTGATCAAATATTTATCTACGTACCGATAATTATCCCCGTCATTTTAATCGGGATTTATTTAGTAGGGAATCATAAAAAGAAAGGCGTATGAACAAGCTTACTTTAATAAATATCCCTGTTGGTGAACGTGGGATGATCAATGGCAAATGTTACGAAGCACAAAAGACCGATATTTTCGGAGCAGCCAATTGCTTTGTTTGTGACCTGCATGTTCCCGGTGAAGGATGTAATAATCGAAATGTAGTTTGTTATTGTCCTCCACGAACTTTTAAGGAGGTAACTCCGGATTATTACGATTACAATGATGATTATGATGAATGGGCAGATACAAAAGTATGGCAGATAGTAGTAATAATTATTCTTTTATGTTTTCCAATGGTAGGATGTTGGATTTGGGAAAAAATATTGACATTAGGAATTTATATAATTAACAAAATAAATAAAATAAGAGAGCATGACACAAACAAATAAAAATCAGTTTTGGACTGATGAGAGTGGTACACAAATACCATATAAAAGAATAACAAAATCAGAGAGACTGATGGAGGTTAATTCTGATAAGTTAGTAAAAAGAGCAAAAATGATTAATGATAAATTAATCGCTTTTAAGAAGGAAATCAGAATTCTATGTGAGGAATGTGAGATCGCATTCCTGGAAGAAAATAAATTGAACCGGGATAATTACAAAGGCAACTATACCTGGTTTAATTTCGACAGATCGGTTAAAGTTGAAAGATCAATCAATGAAGCTTTACAGTACGATGATCAAACTATTATGGCCGCTAAAGAGATCCTGCATGAGTTCTTATCTGATAGCCTTGATTCATCAAAGGATTTCGTAAAAGAAATGATTCTAACAGCCTTTGAGAACAAGAATGGTAAACTGGACCCAAAAAAGATAACACCGCTTACAAGGCACGAAAAAAGGGTAAATGACCCTCGTTTTACAGAAGCTTGTAATCTGATTAAAAAAGCCGAACGCCGTCCTGATTCAAAAACATACTTCCGAGTATGGGTTAAAAATGTAGCCGGGGCTTATGAAAGTATTGAATTGAATTTTTCTAACATTTAATAATAATCAGTTCCGCACACACGGGACATAAAACAAAAACAACATGCATAATTGGTTTGAGACAAAAATCAGGTACGAGAAAACCGCTGAAGAGGGTAAAATCGTAAAAGTAAGTGAAACGTATTTAGTGGATGCCTTGTCATTCACAGAGACAGAGGCAAGGATTATAAAAGAAATGACGCCTTTTATAAGTGGCGAATTCATAGTTGCAACAATTCGTAGAGCAAGAATCAATGAAATATTCTTTGATGAAAATGGTGAAAAATGGTACAAAGCTAAATTGTATTTCATAGCACTTGACGAAGATAAAGGAATTGAAAAGAAAACGGCAACTACTATGCTAGTTCAGGCAAATGATACGAAGGAAGCCAACGAAGGAATAGTAAAAGGCATGAAAGCGTCTATGGATAATTACGAAATTGCTTCAGTTACGGAAACACAAATCTTAGACGTATACTTATTCGATGCCGTCGGTTAAGGAACTTCAAAGGATGGCTATGAAAAAGCAGCCGCCGGAAAATAGGATTGAATATCTGGCGGCTCTTTTTGCATTACTGATTGTTTGTGATAATTACATATTGACAAAGAAAGATAATGGTATTAAACTAATTGTATATAAAAATATACTGAGTCATGAATTTAATGTCGCAAACGAATTTGAACTAACTCAGCCATTAGGTGACTGGCTTGTATCACTACCAAAAGGAATATGGGAAGAAAAATAATAAACACTTAAAATTTTATGGAAACATTAGAAGTAATAAAAATTTCAAGAAGCAATGCCCGGAAGTTATATAACACTATGCCGGAATTCAAGTCAGCACTTGAAGATACATTTGGAAAAGCATTTTTCTCTAGTTCAATAATTGATCGAATTAAATCTTATGAAGATGCTTGTGCGGAACTGGGAGAAGAATCATTGAACGAAAGCGAAATGATTAAGTCTGGATTTACTCAGGATGAAATTGATTACAGGAAGCTTAAAACAATCACTAAAGCTTATAATGAAGGTTGGGTTGCTGATTATAATAATCCTGATCAAAAGAAGTGGTGTCCCTGGTTCAACTTTTCCCCTTCGGGTGTCCGTTTCGGCGTTTCGGGTTACGACTATTCGAATGCGGGTGCGGGTCGCGCGGCTCGCCTTTGCTTAAAAAGCGAGGAATTATCGAACGCGGCTGGTAAAGATCACACAGAATTATATGCAAAATTTATAAACTAAGATAATATGAAATTAAGTAAGAAAATAGAAAAAGCCTTTAAAGATGCCTGCAAAAAAACTGGCAGACCAGAAAGCATTGATTTATCAAGTATGCCAGAAGATATGAGAGATCAGGCAATGGCTCAATACATGTTAATGGTAATTACAGAAGCTAAAAACGACGGTTGGAAAGCAGACTGGACAAATTCTAATCAAAGAAAATGGTTCCCATATTTCTGGTTTTCCCCTTCGGGTGTCCGTTTCGGCGCTTCGAATTTCTACTATTCGTATGCGGATGCGGGTCGCGCGGCTCGCCTTTGTCTCAAAGATGAATCGACTTCGGACGCGGCTGGAACTGAATTAACAGAGCTTTATGAAATAGCTCTTAACGGATAATAAATAGTAAGGTTGTTCATTTTAGGGGTTTTCCCCTTCGGGTGTCCGTTTCAACAATTCGAATTACAACAATTCGAATGCGAATGCAGGTCACACGGCTCGCAATTGTTTTTCAAAAAAAATGAAGACCTTGCCACTTGGCAAAAAATAACTAATTCAAAAAAGTGTTAGTATCCGAATGGAGAAAACTCTAATATGAAAGCAAAGGATATGAAAAGAATAAATAATTTGTTTGAAAAGGTAGTCACAAAAGACAATTTGTTTCTTGCTTATCAGAAAGCAAGAAAAGGTAAATCAGGACAATATGGTGTCAGGATTTTTGAGAAAAATGTTGAAAGGAATATTGATCAGATATATGACAAATTGATATCGGGTACTTATAGAACTTCTGAATATAGCATATTTAGAATTTATGAACCAAAGGAACGGGAAATTTTCAGACTCCCATTTAAAGACCGGATCATACATCATGCCATCATGAATATTTTAGAACCAATTTGGGTATCGGTCTTTATATCGCATAGTTATTCTTGTATTAAAGGCAAAGGTATCCATTCAGTTTTAAAAGCGATTAAACACGATTTAAATGACGTTGAAAACTCACAGTATTGTTTGAAACTTGATATAAAAAAGTTCTATCCGAGCATTGACCATGACATACTAAAAAGCATTATTCGAAAGAAGATAAAAGATACACGGCTATTGAAATTACTTGATGAAATAATTGATTCAGTAGAAGGGGTTCCAATCGGCAATTATTTATCTCAATTTTTCGCAAACTTGTATTTAAGCTATTTTGATCATTACCTGAAGGAAGAAAAGAAAGTGAAGTACTATTACCGATACGCTGATGATATGGTGATACTAGCACCGAATAAGCCTTATTTACATGCTTTATTGGTTGACATGAATGATTACTTGACCAATCAATTAAATCTTCAAATTAAAGGAAATTATCAGGTATTTCCAACTGATGTTCGTGGGATTGATTTTGTTGGTTATGTGTTCAGACACACCCATATTTTAATGAGAAAAACGATTAAAGTACGGTTCTGCCGGAAAGCAGCAAAACTGAATAAGAAAAAACTGGATCCGAAACAATACAAAATGCAGATTGCACCACATTTAGGATGGGCAAAACACTGCGATTCAAAGAACTTAATTAAAAAGATTATAAAAAATGAAGAGATTCTCTGAGCTTGGAATTAAATCCGATGAAGATAAAACGATATTTAATGCACCACTTATATCAATAACGGACATCGTAAATTGTGAAATTGAAGTACTTGATTTCACTTCAGGTATAAAAACAGAATATGGAGAAGGTAGATATATCATTAAAATACGATATAAAAATGAAGAGTCTAAATTTTTTACCAATTCAACAAATATTAAAGATATGTTAGACAAAGTTCAAAAACAAGATTTCCCATTTTTGACAACAATTGTGACACAGAAATACAGTGGATCTAAGAAGTCATTTTACTTTACATAAGCTATGGTAATTCTATCCTTATTTGATTTTTCAGGGAATTGGGCAATGCCTTATGCAGAACATGGGCATGACGTGATATTATGGGATATAAAGCATACTTGTGATATGTATTCACAATTTTCTGATATAAATGATGCGTGTGCAGATTATTTCTATGAAAATATATTTGATAATTACGGTACTGTAGATGGAGTTTTAGCCGCTGTCCCTTGTACAGATTTTGCAGGTTCCGGAGCGCGTTGGTGGAAAGGAAAAGATGAACGTGGTGACACAAAAAAAAGTATTGAACTGGTTTGGCAAACTTTACGGATTATTGATTTATGCCAGCCTGAATTTTGGGTAATAGAAAATCCAGTTGGCCGTATCAATAAATTAGTTCCGGAACTTGGAAAACCTCAATACTTTCAACCTTGGCAATTTGGAGAACCTTATACAAAGAAAACCGGCCTTTGGGGTGAGTTTAATATGCCAGAGCCAACTAATATTGTTGAACCGACAGAAGGTTCTAAAATGTGGAAGAAATACGGAGGGAAATCAGAAAAAACAAAAACAGCAAGGAGTGAAACACCAATAGGTTTTGCAAATGCATTTTATCAGGCAAATCATTTATTTAATACAGATATTGAAAATGAAGAAGATTAAAACTTACGTAATAATGGTTAGTCGTACTTATCCAGTATATCATATTAGAAAGAAACAGCCAACATACTTTATTGAAAAGATTCAACTTGCACTTAATATGCTTGTGCAAATGCCAGGTGATTTACTTATTGATTTAGATCCAAAGATTCACACATTCCGAGGTAATTACTCACTTTGGGAAAAACGTATTAAGGAAGTATTATCCGGAAATGCAGTTATAGTTTTGAAATATCATTCTTTGGGAAGGTACGTGAAAGGAAATAAGCAAATTGAGTTTGCACGACTGGATAAAGATAGTGGAGTTGGAATTGAAGAGATTCGTTTTATTACACACTCAATAGAATTTCCTTGTTTATTAATCAGAAAGGATAACAAGAAACCTAAAGGAAAATTTTTATCTATTACTGAATTGTCCAGGAATGATGGTTTAGAGGCTATTGATTATAAGAATTGGTTTGAAAAAGGGGACTATGATATGAAAGAGTCTTTTGCTTGTATCCATTTTACACCATTTCGGTATGGAAATAAAGCCGAAATCTAAAGGAACCTGGGGGCAGCGTTCCCCCAGAACCGGATCGGAACTAAATGTAATTTGCACGGAGTTTTTTGATAAATTGATTGTTCCGGATCATTGGAAGTTTATGGAGTGGAAGAATATTATTGATAAAGAAATGAAATCACAAGCTAACCCAAACGGTACGCTGATCAGCGTCGGAAAGATATACCGGGATATGCAGACTTCAGGAATTGATTTAATGCATTACAGAGTATGTTTTCTCACTTTCCCGGAAAGGGGCGGTATTTGTGAAAAGTCAATAGTGGATTTCGGAAAGTTTAAACATCATACGGTAGTCACCAATAAAACTATTGTGAAGCTGAATGAATGGATTGAGGAACATTACAATAAAGAACCTATAGTTACTGAAGGGGAACATGATCAGGAAAATGACAAAGACGACGGCTTACAACATTTTAGAGATCGATTCGGAACTTGAATGGTTAATGTCCTTTTCTGATTTATACCTGAAAGAAATTGAAGAATTGAAAATGAAAAAAATCAATCTTTATGAGCAATCAACCGACACAGTTAGAACTTGAATTTCCTGAAAGAAAAACTATACCTGTTGTCAGATATGCTGACACCAGGTCACGGGATTCGGAAGGTCATTATACAACTGAAATAGGTAACGATGGTAACATAGAAGAGAGGTTACGTGAGCAACTACATATATTAAGAATAAACTGCAGCATATGGCTTGCAAATAGGGATAAAGAGATAATTCAACTAAAAGAAGAAATTAAAAAATATAAGAATGAGTAATTTAATATTGGCAATAGATTTTGATGGTACGATAGTGGATGATAAGCATCCTGAAATTGGTGAATTAAAGGATGGAGCTAAAGAGGCAATCAATCAACTGTATAATGATGGATATACCATTATAATTTGGAGTTGTAGAAACGGAATCCATAAAGCAAGGGCAATTGAGTTTCTAGTTAAATCCGGAATTAAATTTCATCGTTTTAATGAGAGTTGCCCGGTAAACTTATCGGAACATAAAGGAGTAGATACCCGGAAAGTGTATGCCAATCTTTACATAGATGACAGGATGCTTTTTAAACTTCCAACCTGGGACGAAATATACTGGATAGTCCGTGATTTAGTTCCAACATATGCTGATCGTGTAGGACTGGAAGGTTTTCTTTAATACTCATTAAATTAATTAATAATGCGAAAGAAAAAAGAGCATCACATTAGTAAACATATTTCAGCGGAAAATGTGAAGTTATTGTTTAAACAGAATTACGAACCAGGAAGGCAAGACCGATGTAAACTGGCTGTATATCGAAATGTAATTCAAAAAGCTACCGGTATTAGTGAACGTACATTTTGGAGGTATTTGGATGAGGAACCTACAAAAAATGGTGATGATCCAAATCAATTGAAAATAGAATTTTAAAAGAATCGTTTTTAAATATGATAAGCCGTTTTCGTTGTGAAATTCAGACGGCTTTAATTTTTTTATCACTTTTTATTGCATAATCAGAAACAACAAAACATATGATAAAATAAATTTAAGAGTTTCCTTGTTTATTCAGGGAAACTCTTTATTTTTGTAAAATAATTTATTAAAATAGATGTTATGAAAAAGATTGCGCTATTTGTATTCATGTTAAATATTTCTTTTGTTTATTCGCAAAAAGTTGTTACTGACTCAACAATGGTATTTGGATTTGTAAAAAATGGTACAGAAGGAACTTATTTAGGAAAAGCAACAATTGATTATTGCATGTTGTCATCAGATAAAAAGGTTGATAATGGTACAATTCTTTTTGTTACTGGAATTAAACACTGCATTGATAAGTCTATTTTGAAAAAAGAGGCAGATTTATATGAGGTAAATTATAAAGGAGAAAAATACTATATTGATAAAGGATGTATAGAATTTACAGATAGTATTGATTACTTTAACTCGATAAAAAATCTATCAGATGAAAGTTACAATAAGTTTAATGAGAATTCAACTAGGCTTTCAAAACTATATTATTTAGATAAGTTGTCTAAAATTGTCAAAAAGATTGATTCGTATAAATTTAAAGGATTATCAATTTTACATTGGAATATATTTGATGTAAGTGAGTATACTGAAGGTACTGGAGCTAAATTTGAGGTTTACAATCCAACAGCGAAAACGATTAAATATATCTCATTTACTTTGGTAGGTAAAAATCCAGTTGGAGATATAGTTTATAAAAATAAGAATCCTAGTGTTAGGGTTAGGGCTATTGGACCATTAAAACCAAAAGATTCAGCATCTTATTCATTCGATTATTTGTGGTTTACGGATTTAGTTGAAACTGCTAAAATAACATCAATTTTAGTTACATATATGGATGGTACTACTAAACTAATTGATAAACCAAAAAGTATTGAATTATCCAAAGAAGATTATAGTTATTTAAAAGATGACGAAAACTAATTCACAAAAAATCCCCTGAGCAAATCGCTCAGGGGATTTTTTATTTTAATACTCGTAGTTATAATCCTCAATATCCGATTAGGAGAGTGCCGATCTATCCTCAAATTCGCATTTAAATATAATCCGTTCAACAAACAGGCCGTCTGAACGTATTTCCTTCCGCTGTGAGACACGTGAAATAGGGTCGAAATCATCTGTTCCAAATCCCTGTAGGCTCTTGTAGATGTCATTTATTGTATCCTGTGGAGATAGATCCTTTTCACGAATAGTTTCTGATGCTGCAGATGAAGTCCGTTGTGTCGGAGTATCGAATGCAATACGTACAATGATGTTTGATTTACATTCCTGAATTTTACCTGAATTATCCAAATCATTACACTGGTTATATTCTATCCCAATGATTGCGCATGGAAACTTTACAGCCGGACGTTCTCCTGGTTTAATATCCAGTTGTCCCATCTCCTGATCAATCCATTTAATGGCCGGAACTGTAGCTTTTAATTGTGCCAATATGGCATTGTATATTACTTTCATATAAATAGATTATACTGATTAATATTCTATGAATTAAGTTTGAGTATTTTTTTGATTTCAGAAACAATTTTGTTTTCAATATTATCAACTAACACCTTAGATTTACCCATGAATTGACGTTTTTTCATAATGAATGCTTTTCGTCCATATACATTAGCACCTTCTCCGAAATTGTGAACAGATGCATAGGGAGTAGCATCAGTAATTCTTACCCCACCTTCAATATAAGAATAAGAAATAGAGTTTTGAAGTTCCTTAGTTTCTCCGCTTAATACCTTAGCCGTAGTACGTGCCTGTGAAAACTTTCCTGTCTGACCCGAATGTCCATGCCAGGGAGATTCCGGATTACGTCTTTTTACATCCGGCCACTTTTCCAATTCTTCATCCGTGAATCCTTCATCTTGAAATGACTTTTTGAAATGATTAACCGCCTCGACACCCATAATTATTTTTATGTCATCCCCCTGAACAAACTCATCCAGTTTTTTCATCTGTCCGGTAAATTGGGTTGAAAAATCTGCAATGTCCATATTTTAAGTTTACAAATTAAATAGTTGTCATTTAGTTGGATTCTGTTTTTTTGACAGATATTCATCCAATAATTTTGATGCGTTTAATATGATATCATTACGAACTGATTCATCAGTATTTTTATAATATGGGTGTTCCTCCATATTAATAAAGTCGGCTGTTTGAATCGGGTTATTTTGAAATACCGGATCTGAATCATCTTCTCCGGGTACCGCTGTCGGTTCTTTGTCACTTTGTGATACAGAACACTGGCAACCCCATTCACTTGGAGGCATATGATCATCCCACCATGGATGATTGAACGGAAGAATAGTACCTACCCACTTTTTATGCGTTGGACGTTCATTGGCGGCTGTACTTTCAATATATTCAAGGTTTGGATATAGATGTAGTGTTTTTTCGAACTGCTTTAAATTGGAAGCAATTCGAGCCGATCGGACCGCCTGATTGTATTCAGTCTGTAACCAGGTTACATTATACTTCTCGGAAACCTGTAAAGCCAGTTTTTTAAATTTACTGAATGACCTTAATTTTCCATTTTCATCCATCAACAGGCCAACCATCTCTTTGGTCTGTAAATGGTTTTTAAATGCTGCAAAAACGGCAGTATTATTTTTAAAACGATCGACAAATTCAGTATCATCAACAGTTTTTAATGAAGTGTCAATTCCAGCCTGTATTTTACTATTCGTAATATCAAAAAGATTTTTATTTATCAGTTCACTTTGTTTTGAATCTTCTTCGTAAAGTTCCCTGATAGCGCGATTGATAAGATCATTTATATTGATTGAATCGGATAACGATATTCCATTTACATCCAAATCAATGGTTGGCTGAGTAGATATTGTCGATTTCACGTTCAAGTTTGCCCGGCTCCCTGGTGTCCGGGCGTTTGCGAAAAAATCAACAATCCCCCGAATGAATTTATTTTCTGTATCGGATAGTTTTACTCCGGACTTTTTGACAGGCTTTACAGGTACAGGAGGTGTATCAACTGGTGGAACATCAGTTGGTGGAATAGGTTCCGGAAGAATTGGATTCCCATTTGCATCAACAGTGGGAACGGGTGGTGTATCTACCGGTTTTGTTTCAACTGTAACTTTTGGTTTTGGTATATCTGTTATTTCATAGAAATAATCATCATCAACCTGAACACCTGCTTTTTTGATATTAATAGCATTGGTAACCTTATCTGTAATACTTAGTTCTTCACCTGCTTCCGGAAATATGAATTTGCCTCCTGCAACATTGTAACCACGTTTAACGAGTAGAGGGATAAGCTTTTTATTCAGTATCCGCTGAACATACCGACGTAATGTTTTTGACGTGTCATCATCGGTATCCTGATGTACCTCTGCCTGTGATCGGGATGAACCGGACAGGGTAGTCATTGTCTCCCCCTGAATTGCGATAAGTATTTCTTCATTACAAGCACTTCTCAAATCCTTGAATAGACCACTGCTACCAGTCGACTTATTTTCAATTACCTCAATATTTGCTTCGTTAGGAATTGCAGCAACCGGCTGACTTCCAATTTTAGCTAAATCCTCGAACAATTGATCGCGTGTAGCTATATCAGACGAATTATACTTTCCAATCAAAAACGGTTGTCCCCAAATCTCCGCAAATTGTGCCCAATCACCAAATCCGCCCCGCTTATAAATTACATAAATAGCAGCCTTGAAAATAAGCCCTAAATCATCGTCTTTACCGCATTCAATGAAAAAATCATCCTTCGTATAATCATACCCGGTTACTTGTCCTTCACGCGCAACAATGCATTTCTGACGTTCGGATAATGGTCGGTCGATATAACGAATGATACAATTTTTACGAGGGTAAGAAAACACACTGAAATCAGGTGTAAAACCTAATTCAATGATCGAACGGCCATAAATTTTAGCATAGGCAATTTCCTTTATCAATTCTTCAAATTCAGGAGTATTCATCAAATCATCTATTTCAGGAATGTTCTTTCCATTTTTCTGAAATGAAATTTCTGCATTCGTAACTTTACCCACAAATTTTTCAACTGCTTTGGATAATACTCCATCTGCCATTAAATTATCATACAAATCGTAGAGTTTTTCCCTGTAACCGAATTTTGCAGAATTGACTGCATTTCTCCAGGTATCAACATCAGCAGATTCCACCCTGGATGGACGAATTACAAGTGTAGGCCTGAAAGTATCTACGGCAGTAGATTGTAATGGTTTATTATTGGTTTCCATATTGTAAAATTATATATGTTGTCCTCTTTTAGGATTTGAACCTATTTTAAAAAGCGTATTCGTTTCAGGTTTTCCGGATTCGTCCTTTCTTAATGGAAAGTCCGGTATTGTATTCCCTTTCTGAACATTTTTAAGCCAGTCGACAGCATCGGTGTAATTGTCACGTCTGAAACTTACAGAGGTACCGGCATTACAAAGTTTAATGAAATGCCATACAGCCATGTCCTTAATGAATATCAATAATAAGGCATTGCGATTATTACCGGTTGCACCAAAAACAGCATCAGTATCGAATGCATTCAGATAACTTTTAGCTTGCTGACAGGCACCATCGATAGCGGCAGTAAGTATAGTTTCATCATCGCCTTGAATGGCAGTAATATTTTCTGAGTAAAGGTGAGTTTTTAACTCATCGGATGAAATGAATGCCATAATATTAAAGTTTACGATTTGAAAAAGTAGGGTGTAAGTTTGAATGACCCAGTGTATCATAAAGAACCTGTTTTGACAACAGCCCTGTTTCTTGCTTTTTAGAAAGGACTCCACGGTTTTTCATTCGTTGAATATCTTCCCGGCTCCATACCCTATATTCATCAAAAAGAAATACCCGATATCGTTTATTATCGTTCTGAATAGATAAGTATTCAGCTTGATGAACGGCTTTCTTAAAGTGCCTAAAATTGGCTTTTCGATTCATTCGACGCACTTTGATACGATAGTTTACTCTTCTAAAAAAGTTAAATAGTTTTTTCATTTTCCCGTGTGTATTTAATTGTATATAATGTGTTTAAAAATTACATTCTTTTGTTATTCCTATGCTTTGCAAAGGTTTTAACACTGTCGACACCAAGCATAGAAAGCTTTTTATTGAGTATCCATACACCACCCTCTATACAATCGGGTCCGTCGGCAGGAGCTTTTAATTGCATATTGAATAGTTTAAATTGCTCTTCAAGGCGCTGCATGTGCGGATTATCTTTTTCATCTATATTGAAAATAAGCTGACCATTACGGTTCAATGGTTCCAGATTACCCTCTATACGAGTTGCTTTATCCGGCTTTTTCCGGTCATCCGGGGTAATGTTTATAAATCCTTTCTCTTTTCCGCATGCCATGAACATCGGTCTAAAAACCTGTTCATAAAATGGATCCTGAAGAGTATTATTTTCTATGTAATTATACGCCAGTACGCGATTACGTATATAATCTCGCAGATCGTAGAACCATTGTACAAAAATTGAATTATTGACCTGTTCAAGGAATCCTTTGTAGATGTAGAATTTTCCATCTTTATAGCCAATTATAAAAGAAGATTTAAAGCTGACACCTTTCTTTTGTTTGTCCTTATTGGATGGGCTAGGGTCTGCATAATTCACTACATAAGGTAAGGATGATATTGGCGGACATTTTCCCCATATAAGTTCTTTGAATATATCCCCTTCAGTAAGTGGATTATTAAAACATTCCGCCTGCTGAGCTTTAGTACTCATTTTTGAAAGAACCCGGTCAATACGTTCCTCACTGTTTTTTGATGGCCAGGTTGATTTTCCATTCTTATCCCTGATATTGACAATATCATGATGGTCGGCTCTTTTAGCAGCTCTCACAACACAGCAGTCTTTAGCAATGATATTTCCCAATACCAGAAATAAAAGATCTTTTGATATAGATCTAGTCATATACAATGCTCGTTCTAACCAGTCAAACCGTTTATCGATGGTATCTTTATTCTTACAGTCCTCATCGGTATCAATATCGGTGATGATGATAGAATCCGGACGAAGTTGCTCGTTCTTCTTTCCACGGGGAGATTGACCGGCTCCCAATGCTACATACCTGGCTCCGCACTTAGCAGTGATATCACCTGTCTCCCAGTTTCCAAAACTTCGTTGTTCACCATAATAAGCAATGATACGTTGGTTGCTTTCAAAATTTAATTTGTAAGGCATTAGAAGATCACAGGCTGCATCGTAGGAGCTGGATACAAAAAGCGTGAATCGCTTTTTACCTGTCAAGTTTAAGAAGAACATCAACATCATGGTGACGGTATCTTTTGCAAGTTCCCTGGACCAACTGTTCACTTCCCACCATTCAGGGTTATCAATGATACGTCTGATATATTTTAAATGAAATGGGGCGAATTCCGATGTAGCATAATTCGGAAAAAAATACATCATCCATTCAACGGGTCGTGCCTCAAGATACAAACGATGCTTTTCGATATCCGCCGTCGTTTTATTGTATTCGAGTGCCGTTCCTGTAATGAGTGCCTTTCGGTATTCGTCCCATTCCTTTATTGCTTGTTTTTCTACTTGCTTAGCCATGATTATTTCAGCGTACTTTTTATATACGAGTTGAAAATATCAGATATCTCCTTTGCCTTGTCATTATCCACCTGTCGCAACCATTCCAGAAGCTTGATCGATACATTGATTACATCCACAATTCCACATTCCACTTCCAATGCAGTAAGATCGGCTACGAGTCGACGCCGTATATTTGATTCTTCCTTGGACGGAAACCTGTAGTTTTCATCCCGGCTTTTAATCAGGTTATCAAGTTCGGTCAACTGGTTAATGGTGGAGCGGTAACGTTCGTCACGTGTCACAGAGATAGCCTTACGATAATCATCCCATTTATCATCGCGTACCCATTTGCTGATAGTTACTTCGCTAACTCCTGTTTTTGTGGAGATTTCTTTTTGACTCAGCTTGTCATATACGAATAGCATTTTTGCATAATCGTATAGTGCTTTCATCTCTTGTTTTGTACGTCTTTTTGCTTTATCTGCCATAATGACCGTATTAATTTGAAGCAAAATAACTGCTTTATCTGCTATAATAAAAAAAAGCGTGACAAAATGGCAGTACTTTTTTGACGGACATATTTTATAGTGTTTTTTTGCAGTGCAATTCACAACGAAGTAAACTTTATCCGGATGAAGAAACCCGTAAAAACGACTTTTAAAAACCAATTAAACGCTAATTAAAAATGGATCCAATCACTTTTGTATTGCTTGATGGCTCGAAAACTACGTATGATGTCTGTGTGTCAGTCGATGGAGTGGATACCACCCAATTCGAGAAAAATCCGGTTATGTTTTATCAACATAATGATTGGAATATGCCGGTTGGTAGATGGGAAAATATCAGGAAAGAAAAAGGACAATTATTAGCTGATGCAATTTTTGATACAGCCGATACCGATAAGGATGTTCAGCGGATGATTAACAAAGTTCAGAATGGATTTATCAAAATGGCATCATGTGGATTGGTTGACCTGGAATGTTCAAATGATCCCAGTATGCAATGTTCTGATGGTGATACTTGCTGTATGGTTGTAACGAAATGCAGATTACGTGAAGTTTCTATCGTATCCATTGGAAGTAATAATAATGCTATCCGGTTATTTGATAATGATGGGAAAGAAATTGATATTAAGAAAGATGCCGGATTAAAATTGAGTGATTTTATTGTAAAACCAAAAATAGAAATTATGTCAAAAAAGTATTTAACCCTATTAAACCTTAGCGATACGGCCACTGAAGCCGATATTGACGCAAAGGTTGAACTTTTGCTTTCTGATAAAGTAAAAGTTGAAAATAACCTGGAAGCTGAAAAGCTGAAATCTGCTGCCAATTTGAAATTAGCTAACGAACGTAAAATTGAACTCGATGCGCTTCAACTTGCTGATAAGACAGAAAAGACAGCAGCATTTACATCATCGGTAGATGAAGCTATCAAAGATGGCCGCCTGAGCGAAAAAGCAGATGGAAGTGTAAAAACATCCCTGTTAAACCTATTCGATAAAGATCCTGCAAGTGCCACAAATCTTGTACAAAGTTTGCCAACGCGTGAAAAGGCAGCCATTAACCTGGGTGATACCGGAAAGACTGCATGGCAAATCCGTCAGGAAGAAATTGATGCTGCTAACGCTGCTAAGAAAAAGAAATAGTCATCCATCAGAAGTAAGAAGTAAGTAGTAAAAAAGTAAATCATTCATAAATAAATTTTAGAAAAATGAAACCATTAAAATTTTTAATCTCTCTGTTGGTGATGGTGCTATTCAACACCCTTGTCAGTGCCGGAATTGCTATGGCAGCCGGATTTGATCCCGTTGCCTTTGCAATTGGAGGTAACGTTATTGGGTTTGTAAGTATGTATTATAAACCATTAGCAGCTTGTTTGCCATTTGCTGTCAATATCCAGACCGCTTATGCCGGTGAAGTATTGGAGCAACTGCTTGTTCGTGCCACAACCGGTAATGAAATTGTAGCTGGAGGACACATTCATGTACAACCAAATGTGGAAAAGAAATTTACCATTCCACGTCTTAAAGCAGGGAAAATGCTTCAACGAAGGAAAGAACAACCAATTGAGGCTGATTCAAAAGGTGACTTTGATATTGATGAAAAATATTTGGAACCAAAAGATGTAATGGCATTTACAACCTTCAATCCACGTGCATTTGAAAATATCTGGAAACCATTCCAACCAACCGGGAACCTTGTTTTTGAACAATTACCGGCAGCTGTACAAACTCAATTATTGACTGAATTAGCCAAAATTGTGGACTTTGAACTTGGTGGATTGTATATTAATTGTGAATATCATGCAACTGCTGAAGGTAAATATTTTGATGGAATTTTAACTCGTATTGTTGCCGATAATGATGTCATACGAATACCAGTTCCTGCACCTTTAGTTCAATCGAACATAATTTCAAAATTGAAACTAGTTCGCGCCGCTTTACCAAAAGCTATCAGAAACCACCCTAATTTAAAATTCTTCATGTCCATTGAAGATGGACAGAGCTTCGAATATGAATTGACTGATAAACCAAGCAAAGGACAGGATTATACCAATATGAATCCTGAACGATTCAAAGGTATTCAAATTGTTTCTTTAGCCGATTGGCCTAAAGATGTAATTGTTGCTGCAGTAACCTCTTCGGGAATAGATTCAAACTTTTGGGCAGGCGTATCATTGGCAACTGATGCACAAGCTATTCAAATTGATAAACTGACAAATTCAGGTGAAAAGTATTTCTTCAAAATGCTGATGAAGGTTGATACAAATACAGTATATGGTGAAGATATCGTATTGTATGATGGTCGCGATGCTGCAGTAGCTGCAGGGTCTACTGAATTAAACGATTTAGTATTGGGTGCCGGCGAAATGGTTCCTGAATTTGAATCCGGAACATTGAATTACACTTTAAATGTCGCTAATAACGTATCGACAACCACCGTAACTGCTACCGGTAGTGAAGCTGGCCAGGTATTGAAATTAGGTTCTACCGTATTGGCTACCGGCGTTGCATCAGCCGCTAAGAATCTGGCAATAGGTGAAAATATTATCAATGTCAGCGTGAAAAGTGCCGATGGTAATGCAACCACTACTTATCAGGTACTGGTAACAAGAGCTGCTGTCTAATCTCACAATAAATTATAAACCCGTGTGTGTAAAGGGCACGGTAATATGAGTCCTTACGGGCTGTATCGTGCCCTTTCTGTTTCAACTAATAATTTGACGTATATGGCAAAGATAGATCCTTTAGTTCCCATTGAATTCAATGTAGAGGGTGGAAAGGTAAATAACCGATCCGATCATGGAGGACAAACAAATATGGGTGTCACCTTAGCAACCTGGAAGAGCCAGGGGTATGACAAAGATGGGGATGGTGACATTGATGCAGCGGATTTGAATCTGATTAATCATGCTGATGTTGTTGGATTGCTCCAAACAAGATGGAATATGTGGAAAGCGAATTCTATCAATAATCAATCCATTGCAAATTTAGTGGTTGATTGGGTGTGGAACTCCGGAGCCTGGGGAATTAAAAAGCCACAGGAAGTATTGGGTTTAACCCCGGATGGAGTAGTTGGTCCTAAAACGATATCAGCTATTAATACTGGAGATCAATCGGAAGTATTCAAAAAAATATGGTTAGCCAGGAAGAAATTCTTTGATGACATTTGTAAAAATGATCATACTCAATTGACTTTTCATGCAGGGTGGATGAACCGGTTAAACTCCTTTAAATTTAAGGCATAATGTTGAAAACTATACTAGATCGCGTACATTCAAAATCACCTCTGTTTTTCATTCAATTGAAAAAGACAGCTTTAAAAATTGGTGTATCTTCTGCAGCTGTTTTGGTTGCAAACTCAACAATGGGATTAAATTTGAATGCTTCATTATTAACTTGTTTGGGATATGTAGTTGCTGCATGTGTGGCAATTGCAGGTACTTCACAGCTAACAAAAGAGTAGGATGAACTGGAAAGATATTATCGAACTCATTTTTGTAGTGATCCTGGGTGGTAAATGGATGATCAATGTTTTAACCATTAAAAGCCAAAAGAAGAAAGTACAAGCAAATGCCGACAGTGCAGAAATTGATAATGCTCAAAAAGTTGTCAACCTGTATGAGCAGTTTGAAAAAAGGAGATCGGATGCTGATGCCAAGCAAATCGCTGAATTGAATAAAAAGATTATCGACCTTGAAAATCTTTTAAAATCATTTCAAAAAACAGTTGAAAAATTTACCAAGGCTATTAATAAATCAAAGGAATGTCCGGGAGTTGAAAACTGCATTATTTTAAAAGAATTAAAAGAAAAAGAATCATGAAAAAGCTATTAGTAATTATAATTATTTGCATTGTTTTCATTGGTTGCAAAACAACCAGGTCAGTCATTAAAGAAAGTGTAAAAACTGATCTAACTACGCATGTTGATTCTACATCATCATTAAATATTAATCAACGTTCTGTTTCCGATTCATCTTCTGTTATTGCAATTACTACAAATAATCATACCGTTGAGCGAATTACTCAGATAAATTATACGAAACCTGATTCAACCGGTAAACAGTCTGTATTGTCTGAGATTTTAACGGAGCGCACTATTGATAAAAACTTACAGAAGGACATTAAAACCAATGTTAATACCAATTCTGCTACTAATAAAAAACAGGACGTAAAAACGAATAAAGATGTAAATCTGAAACAAGGTATTAAGATTGAAGATACTACTACAAGTTCTTTAATTCCTTCATGGCTTTTATTATTGATAGGTTTTCTGGCAGTAGTATATATTGGTTCACTATTGTGGAAAAAACCTTCAATTTCAACATGGATTAAAAAGATTTTAAACATTAAATAACTAATAATAAAAATTATGGCAGAAAGAGTATTAACAACGCTACGAGTCGCAAAAATTGAATTTGCACCTCCTATTACCTCATCTGATGAAATTGCTACTGCAGTCTGGGTAGAACAACCACTTACCCTTCGCGATGATGCCGTGGATATTGTAGAGGCTGATCCAACAGCTACCGAAACTTATTCACACGAAAATGATTCACCGGAAGATTACCAATTAACCGGTGTAGGCCTAACCGCTCAGGGTTCATTTATCAATGCCACTTTTGCTCAAATGGCAGCCATTATGGGCGGAACGGTTACAGGAGCCGGGGAAGAAAAAATGTATGAGCATTCATCTGTAAAAACGATGATTCATACTGCTATCCGGTATACATTGAAAGGTGGTGGTTATTTTATCATTCCTAATTCGAAAGGATCTGTTCAGTTAAATGCCAACGTTGGCAAAGATGGAAGAATGAAGCATCCATTCAAATTTCGTGTATTGGCTCAACCGGGATGGGATACTGATTTCATAATCATGTAGTGACATGGAAATTGACAAACGATTAGCAGCCGCTAATTTGTTACTGGAACGGGGCGTGCGGTTTAAAATAACGGATGCCCCGTTTTATTTTCGATTTATCGGACTGAAATACATTATCATTCGTCCGCTTTATCCTGGGACTATTATGGAACTATCGCGGATCATACTGCAAGAAGGTATTGAAAAAATAGATACGATAAAAGCAGTTGAAAAGATGGAAAGCATTTGCCGGGTAATTGCTATTGCCATGTTGAATGATAAACAAAAATTGAAACGCACGGAACGACTAACACACACTCTGATGAATAAAGTACCATTGGCTGTACTTATACACATATTTCTGCATATAGTTGATATGAATGGTGTGATGGATTTTACGATTATTACCAATTACTTCAGCGGTCAGATGAATCAGATGATGACAGTGAAGAATATGGGTCAGATAAAGGGGAGTTAACAGGCTACATGGATGGTCTCCATAGCCCCTTTGGAGTACTAGGACAATTGAAAGAGAAAAGAGGACTTACCCACGATCAAATTATGTGGAGTCAGCCCTGGGCAATGCTCCTGTTGGAGATGGCCGATGAACCTCGCTACGTGAAAGGACAACGTCCCGCACCGGTAGTGGATAATGCAGATGATTTGAGAAAGATATTACAAAGTAAGTAGTTTATAGTTGGTAGTAAAATACCAAAATAAACTACTTACTACAAACTACTTACTACAAACTACTTACTATAAACTTACATGGAACCTGTAGAAATTGACATACAAATGAAGCAAAATGTCACCGAGGAAAGCAAAAAAGCTACCGCCGGAATAAATGACATAAGTGAGGCAACGGATAAAACCAATGCAGCTATGGGTAGTATTGTCAATACAGGCAAGCAAGCCGTTACAGCAGCTAAAGCAGCCGTACAGGAGCAGGTAAATGTGGTAAAGCAGATTGAAGCTGATATAAAGAATATCGAAAAACAAATTGTAACTGCTGCACCGGGGAATGCTAAGAGTGCAATGATTGAAGAATTGCAAGCTGCTAAACAGGCATTATCAGAAGAAAAAGCGGCACTTGGTGAGTATTCGACTAAAGTTGACGAAGCGGCTCAATCTAATGTTCGTCTTCGTACCCAGGTGATGAATGCCAAACAAACACTGGATGAAATGGCTCAGGCTGGATTACGTGGAACTGAAGCATACAAAGAACAGCAAACTGTATTGGGAGAATTACAGGCTCGTATGAACTCTGCAAATAAGCAGGCTCATGTGTTGGGTGATCCACAAGGAGGAATGCATGCAGCTATGCAAACAGCAACCGGCATGTCAGGTGCATTTACAGCTGCTACCGGTGTTATGTCACTATTTGCCGGTGAAAATGCCGATTTGCAAAAAATACAAATGAGGTTGCAGGCTGTAATGGCTATTACCATTGGACTAACCCAAACAGCAGAAATGCTGAATAAAAACAGCTATTTTACACTTAAAATTCTAATTCCGGCAAAAGAAATGCTGGCTGCTGCTGAATTAAAAGTAGCAACAGCTTTAGGGATATCAACAGTTGCTGCCCGTGCATTAATGGCAACATTAACATTAGGTTTGAGTGTCGCAATTGGAGCTGCAATTTATCTATATGATAAATGGAGTTCCGCACAAGAGAAACAAAAGAAAAAAGCTGAGGAACTGGCAAAAGAACAAGCTGATTTAGCACAAAAAACAGCGGATGACTATGGAAAAGAATTATCTAAAGTCGAAGCATTACGTGCTTCACTTGATGGTGAAAATGTATCCAGAAAACAAAAGTTATCTATTATTAATGAGCTTAAAAAAATTATACCAAGTTATACTGCTGAATTAGATAAAGAGGGTAATGTCGTTCGAGAAAATAAAAAAGCGATTGATGAATATATGATATCGTTGGATAAGTCACTTAAATTACGTGCAACTGAAGGATATCTGGCAAATCTTTATTCTAAAATTTATAAAATAGAATCAAGTCCGGATTTCCAACGTGAAAAAGATATTAATGAAGGTGCAAGTACTGTTGTTAATAAACTTCGAGCAAATAAAGGTCAATCACCAACATCTATAAAGACAACTACTCCAGAACTGGACAAACTTTATGAAGAAGTAGATAATGCAAAGAAATATATTTCCCAGAACAATCTAGTTGAACTTATTAAACCTGATAAAGTAAAAAGGGAAAAATCAGCAAAAGAAGAATATAACGCTGCTGAAGAATTGCAAAAACTATTACTTGATATCAATAGTAAAACTTCAGATCTATTAATTAAACAACAGGAAGATGGCCTGCAAAAACGTCTGGATGAAATAGATCACGAGAAAGAAGAGGAAGTTCGAAAAATAACAGAAAAAGAAACCGCAATTGTTGAAGCATACAATAAAAATCATAGAACAGAAAAGGGATTTAAACCCCTTTCTACTAAACCGGAAGATTTACAATCTTCTTTAACAACCATTGATCCAAAAGACACCAAATCAATCAATGATGCATTATTATCTTTGGATAAATCTTATCAATCAAAATCGATAGAAGCAACCGAACAATGGGGTCAAAAGATGTTGGATCTAGCCGGGGAATTAGCGGATAAACGGGTAAAAATAGAAGATGACTGGAATAAAAAGATAAATCAAATAGATGCCCAGGCTCAGTTTTTAGACACCAAAGCTTCCACTGAAATAGATCCCGCATTAAAGAAGAAATATGAAGATGAAGCCGCTTATCTTCGTACAGGGGAAGAGGATGATAAGGTAGAACGTGACAAACGTGTAAGTGAAGTGACAATGAGTTATATAAAAGAAACCGAAGGTTATAAACTTGCCACTGATCAGCAATTGAATTTAGGGAAGAAACTGAATGATGAACTAATAAATAAGATAAAAGAACGGGTTAAGGCTGAACTTGCATCCAATCAGTTGACACAGGAAGATGCGAATAAGATACTCACTGCAGTGGAAAAATCACAAGCTAAAAAGGTTAGTGGTTCGATAGTGGATTTAATAGACTCTTATTCAAAATTAAAAAAAGCAAAGGAAGAACTTGCAACTGCACAAAAAAATGGTGATCAACAAGGAATTATTAAATCAACTGAAGCTGTTGAGAATTATACAAAAGCAAATGAATCGAGTTTTCAACAAATGCAAAAAGGATTTTCGGAAGCTAGTTTTTATGCCAATCAAGCTATAACTTTACTAAATGCCATATCCACCAAGGATGGTGATGCTGCCAGTTCTGCGGCTAAGAGTATCGGTGCTGTGATGAATATAGCTGATGCTACTATGCAGGGATATGCACAAGGTGGTCCAATCGGGGCGGCTGTTGGATTGATTACTTCCACATTAACACAGGTTTTTGAAGCAGAGAAAGCACATCAGGCAGCATTGGCCGCTATTGCTAAAGCTAAATTAGATACTCAGAAAGAGTACAATGATTTGCTGATGAAGCAAAACGAATTACTAAAAGCATCTGAAAGCATTTTTGGAACCGATGCCTATGGTAAAGCGAATGCTTATGCTGCACAAATGGCCAGTTATAATACAGCAAAAAATAATTCTGTATCCAACTTGTCAACTTCCACCGTCCAAACCGGAAGTCATAAAACCGGATTATTTGGGTGGGGTGGTGAAAAAGCTGATTATTCAAGCCTGTTGAGTCAGTATCCAAAATTAATTGATGCACAGGGGAACCTGAATACTGAATTGGCACAATCAATATTGGATAATCAAAAGTTGGATGACAGCAGTAAAGCAGCGTTACAATCGGCTTTAGATTACACAAAGGATTATGAAGATGCATTGGCGAACCTGCAAAGCTACCTGAACAGCGTATTTGGATCACTGGGGGATGACCTGATGACTACCATCGTTGATAACCTGAATGACTCAAAGGCTGCATTGGATGATTTTGGTGATTACGTGGGGAAAGCAGTTCAAAAAATGCTAAAGGATCTGGCCTATTCTATTTTCTTTGCCAAAATGTTCAATGATCTTTCAGACAATCTGACAAAAATATATTCAAGTGCATCGCTGACAGATGCCGATAAAGAAGCACAAGCCTCTGATGCAATAGGAACGTTCTACGGTGGGTTAGATACAAAGATAGCAGCTGCAGCTAAATTTTATAATGATACCGCGGCTGCATTCGAAAAGAAAACCGGGATTGACATGTCCTCTGATACCACCAGAACCGGAACTTCAAAAGGGATTGCCACCGCTTCACAGGATTCAATTGATGAGTTAACAGGTGGAGTTTATGCTATGCGTATTGGTGTGGCTGATATTCGAAATTTCTCTAAACTACAAGCTGATTCTATAAAAGAACTGCTAATTATTGAGCAAACAATGTGTAGTCAACTTGCACAAGTAGTTTCTAATACCTCGTATTGCAAACTTCTTGAAAATATCAATCGAACGTTTGATGATTTGAATTTAAAAGGAATAAAGATAAGAGTTTAATTATGGCAGGTTCATGTATTATAAATGGTGTTGATATAGCTAACCTGGGGATGTTCATTCTCCGGGGTGGAGATAATGACCTGATCGCTTTTCCGGAACGGAAAGAACCAAAATCAAACGACTGGTTTGAACAGGATGGGTTGGATGTCGATTTATCGGAAATCTATTTTAATGCTAAAAAAGTAACGATTAAATTCTATTTAAACGCTGTTACAACGGCTGATTTTCTGAATTTTCTGAATACTTTTAAATCATTAATAACGGGATCCGGAATTAAGTCAGTTTACATACGCGAATTTGATAAGACATTTATATTGCGATATGTCTCCTGTCCTCAATTTACGTTCCGGGGTGGATTGATAAAGACAAGTAGTAAATCAGCCGAAATAGATGTTCAATTTTCGGATGATACTCCATTATCAATATTTGATACTACTATTCTGGATCCGGTTTCTACAAAAGTACAAAACACGTATGTTTGGTTAAATCATATCGAATTAAAGAATTTTGGAATCATAGTAAAAAACATATACAATTCAGCACTTCAGATTTCTGATTCGAAACCAGGATTAATCATAACAACTGAACGCAGTAACGGAGTAACAGCTTATACAGGTTCAAACGTCAAATCAAAAAAGATAACAATTGACTGCGTGATGTTGGCTGAGTCCTTGAATGAGTTTTATACCAACTATAACGCCTTATTCAATAAATTATCAAAAACAGAGGCTTTATCACTACAAATAGCTGATGGAAATGATATAAGCTGTTACTATTCGAATATGACCGGATTTACAAAGATTCGTCCATTTTCAAACGGTATTGCAATCTCATTTAGCCTGGTATTTGAAACAGTGTCATTTGTTGAAAATTATTTTGTAATAGAAGCTGAGGATGGATGTGTATTTGTAACAGAAGATAATATTTATATACCAATAGATTATGAGTGAAAATATAATTCCCGTTAAAGCCAGTACACTTCCAATTTATGAGGGAAACCTGAACAATGTATTCGGTATCGGATACAGGATTGATACGAACCCGAAAACATCGGTTCGATTTCCATTATCCTTATTGAATACTGGCGGAGGAAATGACCCGGGTACTGGAATTCAAACCATACAAGCTAATACACTGGCATTTTTTGATACATTTTTAAATATTGGGTTTTATGAAAATACTGGGTATTTATGTGGAACATATTCCGGAAGATTTCGAGCTCCTTATTTTGATCAGCGCGTCGATACGATTGATAAGATTTATATCCGGACTATAGACGTGTCAAATCCAAACGCTGCTATACCTCCATTTACCGTATATGGTACTTCACAGGTTTCTCCTGTAGTGGTAGATGCTGAAGAAATAACTTTAATCCTAGGGCATTTATCTTATACAATAAAAGTCAGTGATGCTGATAATTGGAAAATTAGTTGCAATACAAACGGAGGAAGTGTTATTTTTCCATCTCTTGGAGATGTAACAAAGTCCATGACATTTATAGTTCCTTCTACTTCTTTTCCTATCACTTTCAACGGGGTATTAATTCCGGCAGGTAATACTGTTTTTGCGATATATACACTTGGTGCCTGGACTATCGATTCAACGGTAGTAGATATTCCTGTCATACCGAATTATTCTGATATTAGTGTAAAAAAAATTATTACGAATGAGGTAGTTCTCTCAGCATCTACCAACGGTACATTCAGGATTACGAATGCAATTGTAGACACCCTTGGAAATGGAGATTTATTCTTAATAGCTAAACAATCTGATTTTTCGACAATCGGGATTTATACTAAAATTGTAAAAATCGGGACTTACAATTTAATCAAAATGTTAGTTTCCGGCATCGCGCTAAATACCGTAAGGGTCAGCGGTGATGGTGCCTATGAAAACAAATTTGATGGGTTTGATCCAAGTACAGTTTTATTTGAAAAAATAGGAATAACACCGGTTTACATGACCGGACTTATAAAAGATTCTTTTACATCGTTTCCTCAAGCAATCACTTCTGAAGGTGAAAATATAGTCACAGAGAGTGGTAAAAAACTTTCAGTTGTAACACTTAAAGATGATATCGTTGCTGCAATACCTACTCCATCTGATGGAGATGATGGTATTACACCTCATATTGGTGTAAATGGTAACTGGTATATTGGTACAACCGATACGGGAATAAGTGCACAGGGACTAACCGTAAATCAATCAAAAATACTTAATACCATCCCGTTAGTTTGTTCTGATGAAGTTACCGATATTACATCTTCCACTTCAGTACGAAAAAATAGATATGTTTTTCAAACAGCTCAAAGTTTTACAAATATTGTTGGAGAATTAATTGTTCCGGCGGTTGGTGGAACATTTACAGTAATTGTAAAGAAAAACGGAGTATCAATATTTTCAACCAACCTGACATTCAACTCAGGTGCGAGTACAACCAGAACGGCAACTGTCCCCGTCGTATTAACGACTAATCCGATATCGTTTGCGATTGGTGACTATGTCGAGGTATTTGTAACAGGTGTAGGTTCTGTAACTCCAGGACAGGGACTAACAATTTATTTAATCTAACATAACAATTTAAAAACAAAATAAAATGACTGATTTAAGCAAAGGAATTTTAATTTATTGGTTAAACCCAATTGATGAACGTGATTATAACAATTTAGTTGAAGGGATTGATTACGAAATTCGCAACCCAAATATGGCATGCCCAAATACCGATGGTAGTCCGGTTAATTTTTCCGGAGCACCTGGAGCCGAAAACTACGAATGGTTACTTAGACCGGATGGTGTACGGGTAGGAGTTGATTACAGGATTTATAAGGAGAACGAAGCCAAACGTCCAACTCAGATTAAGGATGAAGAATATCCGAATTATAGCATATTTATTACAGAATATGGAGTAGTAAGACGTGATGATGCTGAAATTATAGCAGCTATCCGTCAAATGGAAAGTGCTGCAAATTCGTCGGTATTATCTGAAGGGGAACAAAATAAATTAACGATGATGCAAGCTGCTGTAAACAGAGCTTATAATTTAAAATTGCTTCCTCTTACACAGGATTTGCAAACGGTTGAGGACCGATTGATCGAGGTTGCAAATAAAGCAAATCAGAACGCACGTAATGCCTCTGATTTAATTGATATTGTCAATTCAGGTGGTATCCCAAATCTTGATTCAGGATGGGAATATGATAACATTACAGCTCAGGGATTCCCTTTCAACTCATAAGCTATGTTTATTCATTCGAACAAAAAATATATAGAAAGAAGTATGTATTTAATAGACCCATATAGATCAGGTAGTTTAAATATACCAATGTTAGATATTGCTCCAGGAGCCTCTTCGGCATATTCATTGCGAAAATTAAGTAGTTCATATAATGGGTTTTGTCTTAGAGTCAGGAAGACAGATAATTCTACGAAAGACATTGGATTTGTAGGAGGTATATTGGATACAGCTTCTTTATTGGATTTTTGCGGATCGGATAACGGTTTTGTAGATATTTGGTACGATCAAAGCGGAAATGGAAATAATGCAAGCAAAACGTCAAGCAATCCAATGATTGTTGCATATGGTAATGTAATTTCACATCATATAAATGGTAAATTAGCAATTGCTTATCAGAACGAATCTGTTTCTTTAGACATGCCACAGTTAACAAACATAAGATCAGTTTTTTTTGTGGTAAATCCATCAGGTGGCTCAAATACATTTCTATTGGGGGGCAATTCAACCTATGATTTTCACGCAGATGGACAGATATATTTTAATAGTACTTACTCTAGTAGCAATATTAGGAATGGTACTTTCTTTAGAAATAGTCAGTTAATCTCACCATTTTCAACAAAAACTGGCAATACTGAAATACTTTCCTTATTCACAACTGGAAGTGTTACAGCTGCAAAAATAGCAGATGATAGGGGTATTGGGATAAGGTCTTATACAGGGCCGGATTGTATGCAAGAAATAGTAATTTACTCCACAGATAAGTCACTTCAAAGAACTGCAATAGAAAAAAACATAAATGATTTTTATAAGATATATTGAAATGTTGAAATATTGAAATATTGAAATCGTAATGGACATATTTTAAAATATTATCGATGATTTATAAATACTAAAATATAATTTAATGACAATTTACAATTCATTAGGTGAACAAATAATTGATGTGATAGTTGATGATAAAAGTTATCGGTATAAAGTTATAATGGGTGAAAATTCACTTACCCTTTATTTCTCATTATCTACTTTTATTGATATACCTGAAGGTTCATATATTGATTTTAAGGCCGAACGATACATTTTATTAGATCCTGAGAACTTCACCCAACACCATAGCGAGAATTATGAATATACGCTTCTATTAGACTCTTATCAAAGTTTATTGAAAAATATTAAGTTCAAATTCTTCACTATGGCCGATGGTGTAGTGAATAGTCCTTTTGAATTGAAATTCTCATTAACTCTTACACCAACCGGATTTGCACAACTATTGGTAGATAATATGAATATTGGTGATTCTACTGGTGATTGGACAGTTGGTGATTGTATAGATGCTGATCCTGTATGTTTGGATTTTAATCATGAATACTGTTTCGATGTATTGTCGAAATTAGTTGCAAAAGAAGCTTTTGATACTGAATGGGAATTTGAGAATAAAATATTGCATATTCGTCCTGTTGAGAAATTGAAAGATTCACCTATTCCATTGAAATATGGTTATAATTGTGGACTTATACCAGGTACTTCACGTGTAAATGTAAGTACATCAAAAGCAATTACCAGGTTATTTATCGAGGGATCGAATCGGAATATTGATAAAAGTGTATATGGAAGCTCTACACTAAGAATGCCAAAGAATCAAATTATTACTTATAAAGGAATTGATTATAAAACGGACTCTTCAGGAACATTTATTGAACGAGTAATTTCTACCGGTCGTGTGGTGGAAGATAGTTTGGATGTAACAAAAATTTATCCGAGTCGTATCGGTATCGTTAGTCAGGTTAATACGGTTGATGTCGAAAAGAACCTATATGATATTATTGATTCATCGATCCCGGATGAGTTGGATTTTTCAAAAGAAATTATTTCGGGTGAGACTATGACTATTATTTTTCAAACCGGACAATTGGCAGGTAAAGAATTTAATGTTGCCTATAAAGCACCTACAAAACGATTTGAAATAGTACCTACATCCGACAATGGTATAAACTATCCATGTGAATCAATCTTTCCAGAAATAGGAGATAAATATGCAGTTTTTCATGTTAGTTTACCAACTAATTATATTACAAGTTCAGAAATTGATGTATTAAATGCTGCTGTAAAATATCTGTATGAAAATGAATCTCAAAAATATACTTATACCGGTACGCTTGATGAGATATATGCTAAACGAAATTGGTTGACAATTGGCGGATTTCTGAACTGTGGATATTTTGTATCGTTGCAAGATGATCAGTTTTTAAATATACCTGTTGTTATTAGAATTACTGCTGTTAAAGAATTTATCAATAAACCGAAACAGCCAGAAATAACCTTATCAAACGAGGTTACAGGAGAAACTTTAGGAACTGTTTTAAAAACGATACCTACACAGATACAGGCGACAGATCGGAAGGATTTGGAAGTTACACGTAACGCACGTCGCCAGTGGGCAGATGTGAAGCAAACAACCGAAATGCTTCAAAATTCGTTGTTAAATTATAGTGAATCTATTTCTCCTATAAGCATTAAAACGATGCAGTTGATAGCAGGTGATGAAAGTCTCCAGTTTCGATTTGTGGATAGTATGATAAATCCAATATCCGTTATTCATAATGTGACGTATGATCCATTGAATAAAAAACTGACAGCTCCAGAAGGAATATTACAACATATGACTCTTGGGATTAATACTGTTTCAAGTGTTCATGCAGTTTCAGAGTATAAATTTTGGGCATTACCGGCTTATATTTCGCCTGTATTGACCGAACTGGATATGTCGTATTACTTGTATGCAAAATGTAGTAAAACAGAAACAACAGGTATCTTTTTATTAAGCGAGACATCTATTGCATTGGAAGGTATTGAAGGTTATTATCATTTATTAGTTGGTATTTTGAATAGTGAAAATGATGGTGATCGAAGTTATGCAAAAATGTACGGTTTTACAGAAATATTGCCCGGTAGAATTACTACCGACAAAATTGTATCAAGTGACGGGAATACCTATTTTGACTTAATAAACAACATTATAGCCGGAAAGATAAATTTTAAAGATGGCCTTATCTCTTCTATGATTGCGTTAGCAAGTGGTCAGGATATAACAGCAGGTTTGCAGGGAGATTCTAATGTAAATGTTGGAATGTGGTTAGGTGGAACGTATCAGGATGCATTGGATGGAATTGCTAAATCAATCGATTATAAGGATGGTTCTGCCCGTAAGGCTAATGGTAATCTAAATTGGGATAAAGATGGAAACGTTGTTTTAAAAGGTATCATTACGGCATTAGGTGGTAAAATTGGTGGACTTGGAATTTTTAATAATACCCTCATGTCAGATTCAATGGAATTTACAGAAAATCCTATTGATTCGTTAGGAGTATTAACTACTCCTGAAATTCAAACAATTGAAAGACAAGAAATTTGGAGTTCAGGTTTAGTTACTGCAGACGAAATAACACATGAAGTACATGCAGTTGCCAATACCCAAACTTTTACATTCGAACATTCTTCAAGTATTGACGTACGAATTCGATTTACAAATCAATATGCAAATAATGGAAGTAGAATGCAATTCAGTGTTAAAATTATTGATTCTCTTGGAAATATAGTTTACAGTGATAATCTGAATGGAGATTTGGGAGCAATACCTTCTTTTGAATTTACAAAGATATTACCACAAGGAACATATTATATTGAAGCAAAACAGGATATAATAAATAATATAAATTGTCCAAATTTAAATGGAAGTGTTTCGATATTTGGGAAAAGACAATTACCTGATATCTCTGGTTATTATTGGGATGATGCTAATATATTCGCAACCGGATATGTATTTAAAACTAAAATAGGAAATAATGGTCTATTCTCTTTTTGGAATAATTATCAGTACCTATATTTTAGTTCTATTTACGGGTTTGAAGTATTGTGGGGTAGTTCTTTAGCTACTGCAAAAGGAATTCAAATTACAGATTCCGGAATAAAAAAATGGAACGGTACGGAATGGGTTAGTGAAAATTGGTTTGGAAACTTACCACTTATTTCAACAATGCATAATCCCCAGAATGACGGTAGGAGTGTATATTTTAGCGTTTATGACGGTAAATTATATCGGGATAATTAAAAATACTCTTGGATGTTGAGTAAAAAAAGAGCATCCGGTTCCTTCATTTTCACCACAAAAACTTTAGATAAAAACGCAGCACAAACCACGTCAACCGGATGCTCTTAGTATAAGAGTGTCCGACGTGGTTTGTGCTGCTGTTTTTGTGGTTCGCAAAAGTAGTAGTTTTAAATCAAATTTAAAAACAATTTAAAAACAAAAAAGTAAAAGAGTAATTTATGAATGAAGTAACTTTCACAACGGCTCCCCTACCATTTCAGGGGCAAAAAAGAAGATTTTTAAAGGATTTTAAAATTGCATTGAAACTATTCGATAAGTCGACTACTTTCGTTGATTTATTTGGCGGTAGTGGTTTATTGGCTCATACCGTTATCCGGGAACGTCCGGACGCATATGTTTATTACAATGATTTTGATAATTATCACATACGGTTGAATAATATAGACCGTACAAACGCATTGCTTGACGATATACGCATTATTGTCCAGAATTCGCCCAATGATAAGGTTATACCAACAGAGTTGAAGGATCGCATTATAAAACGTATTGAAGTGGATGAGTTAACAGGTGCTGTTGATTATATTACTTTATCATCTTCATTATTATTCAGCATGAACTATGTAATGAACATTGAGGACTTAAAAAAACAAACGATGTACAACTGTGTCAGAAAATCAGGTTATTCCTCTGCGGATGGATATCTATCCGGAATCAATGTTGTAAAGTCCGATTATCGGGAACTATTTGATAGGTTTAAGAACATACCAGGTGTTGTATTCCTTGTTGATCCACCCTATCTGAGCACAGATGTAAGTACTTATTCAAACTACTGGAGACTGGGAAACTATTTAGATGTTCTAACAGTTCTAAAAGGAACTAACTATTTTTACTTTACTTCAAACAAATCATCAATACTTGAGTTCTGTGAATGGGTTGAAAACAACTTAAATGCTGAGAATCCATTTAAAGGAGCGGTCATGAAAGGTATGAACGTAGGAGTTGGCCACAATGCAGGTTATACTGATATTATGCTTTACAAGAGGGTTTAAAGATTATTTAAATAGGAATTAAAAAGGGATGTAAAATGCATCCCTTTTTTCTTCTATCTTTGCATTTCTTCAAAAAGATGTACTTTTTGATTTAGAAAGATGTACTTTTTGATTTTTCGATTATGTATCTATTTC